ACCATAACTACTTCTACTGACATATTTCCATATTGCTCTTTAATTTTACTAATATCTGATTCATCTGAATCTCTAGTTAATAAAAATGATGTCATATTTCCTGTTTGAGAATCTACTGCATGCACTCTAAACCCTAAATAAGTTCCATTATACTTAAGGTCCATTTCTTCTCCTTCACCAAAAGGATTGAATCCTAAAGCTCCACCTGCAAATCCAACAGCCCCACTAACCCCTCCAGCTACCAATGCTCCTGGACCTGTAACCGCTCCTATACCAGCTCCTGTAACTGCAGACGCAGCTCCAACCTCTACCCCTCTTTGCCACCAAGTTCCAGATATATCATCATCTGTAACCATAGTTCCAGTTTCTGTATACAATCCATGAACAGATAAACTATTAACACTTTGTCCATCCGCAAAATAATTGTCTCCATACATTGATTTTAGCACTGCCGTTTGTAGAGCTGGGTCTGTTAAAATTCTACCAGAAGCCATTAATTGATGTCCAGCTATTACATTAGTTCCTCCTAATTTACTATGCGGAGTATCTCCTTGTTCATATCCACCTAACATTGCCCATATATCAGAATAAGCTTCTCCTTCCATTCCTCTTCCTTCTAATAATCTTGCGAACCCACTTACATCTCCTTCTCCATATTTTTCATCTAATTCTAAAACTTCTTTTACTGTAAACGGCTGTGCGGAACCTTTGTATTTAGCAAATAATCCAGGCATTTCGTCTAAATTACTTTTGAATCTTAACCTATAAGATGTGTCTACTTTTTTCTCTCCATATACAGGTTCTCCAGTCCAATTCAAGGCGTCTTTTATCCATGTTTTTACTGCTTCTGGATTATTTTGAAGTGTGCCCATATCTATTCCAGTATCCTTTGACATGTCTGATAATATAGCATGCATATTATGAGCGTAAAAGGTGTCTAGGTCTATTTCTTGACCTAAATCAGTATCAGCCATCATAGTGGTAATATCCCAATCTCCTCTTATTCCTCTAAAATCAAATTCATCTGTTTCTCCTGATATAAAAGCTTGATACCTATCTAAATCTCCAGGCATAAGTAAGTCTTTTGTTTCTGCGTTTTGTTGGGCCGCTATAAAATTTGTTAGATTTGCTTTATTATTAGCTACTCTTCTTAATATCGGATTTCCCTGTGTAGGGTCTGCATGTGGATTATTTATATTCATCTTATATTGATTTATATAATAATCTAAATTGCCGTACAATCTAGCTTGTGTATAATCTCCGTTATATTGTTGTATTACATTTTTTATATCTTGCCATCCAGAGTGTTCTGAATGCCATTTCTTCATGTCGTCAATATCTTTTTGTCTACCAAAACTACTGTTTAATAGTTGTGTAGCTGATAATGCTGCGTTATCTAATTCTTGTTGAATTTTATTTTGCTGGTCTATTCTTTGAGCTTGTTGCGTCTGTAACATTTGCAACATCTGTATTTCTCTCATTGACTGAGCGTCTCTTTCTCTTTTCCTGTCTTGTGAAGACTGGTACCCTGTGCTTAAAGCTGACCAATATCCGTAGTCTATTGCCATTATTGATTTTCTTCGTTATTTGTATTGTTATTTTCGTATACACTTGATAAATTAAATCCTCCATTATAATTGTTCATCATTCCTTGTTTTAATTTATCTATAAGAGAACTACTATTATTTAATCCTGACATAACATTTGCAAATGTTAATCCTGCAAATTCTGAAGCTGCTTTTTTGTTTGCTAATTGCATTTGTAAATTTTCTGTTCTTTTATTTTCTTGTTGGGTAGCTTCAAAATTTTCTTTATATAATAATAAATCTGAATATTGCTTTTGATTTTCTCTTTGTAAGACCGCGTCTTGTTCAGCTACCTCTAATAACGCTAAAGTTCTTTTTGCGTCAAATATTCCTGAAGCGGCTAAATATTTAGCTCTATCTCCAGCTGTACCACGTATAGTATTTTCTAGTCCTGTTTGATAAGCTCTATCTATCTCTCTTCTTATTTTAAGCTCTTCTGCTGGATGATATCCTCTTTTAGATAATTCTCTAGTTTCTCTTAAATGTTCCATAAACATAGGACTCAGTTTAGCCTGCTCCATTGGTGTTACGTCTTTCATAGCTGCGGCTAAAGCTTTTTTACCCATAACAGCGTTTATAAGAGCATCTGGACCTCCAAACGCATCTACAACTCCTTTAGCTGCTTCAATTGTTCCTTGCAATATTTGTTGTCCTGTTAAACCTTGACTTCTTAATTCTTTGTCCTCATCTGTTTCTTCTGGAGTATAATCTACGTCAAATACTTCTGGGCTATATGATATTATAGCGTCTAAATCATTTTGTAAATTTGCATTATCGTAATCAGGTTGTTGTATTTTATTTAATAAAGCAATTTGTTCTGCAGTTAAATTGATATCAGGATTTAATCCCGCTTTTATTATTTGGTCTTTTCTATTAGCTATAAATTTATCTATATCGTTTAACCCTTCGCTATAGTGAACTGTTACTCCATCTGGATGATGCTCTGTGTTCATATAAAGATTACCTCGGGTTCTTACATCTCTTCTATGAAAATCCTTTGATAATTTATTTAACTCTATTAATTCTTCAGATGTTATTGTTCCTTTATTTTGTTTTTCTCGAAGCTCTACTGCTCGACTACTTTCACTTGTATTAAGCCAATCTACCTTTATATAATAAGTTGTTCCGTTATTCCAGTCTATTACTTCTTGATAATCTCTATCTCCATATTTATTTTCAGTTGTTATCCCAGAACCTGTTTTATCAGAATTAGCTGCGTTTATAATTTTTCCATTTATATCTGCTGATTCTTTTATATATTTTCTATCTTTTTGTAGACCTTCTAACTTTGTAAAGTCTTCCTCAGAACCTAAAGTAACATATTTTAACATATGTGTTTGATTATCAAAATCAGGCAATTCACTTTTAGGTGACGATTTCTTTAAGGTCTCTAATGTGCTTAATACGTATTCTCTTTCCTCTTCGCTTCCTGTATATGTTCCGTCTTCAATAGATTTTCTATCTTTTTCTAATAAATGTATTACCTCTTTTCTCTGGTCGTTATACCACATGTTAAGCTGTTGTACATCTTTATTTTTTATAGCCTCTCTAAATGATTTTATATCAAATACATCGTCTTTTCTACCATGTTTATTTTTTAATTCTAAATATTCTAAAGCTAATTTTGTTACTTTTATATCTTCTTTTATTCTATCTTCCGCTTCTTTATCTCCTGCAGCTGCTCTTAGAGAAGCTTCCTCTTTATCAAGTTCTTTTTTTAATTCATTTCTTAATTCTTTTTCTGAATCAGAAGTACTCCAAATTACATCTTGGTCTTCTTTTTGTACATTGGTAATATACCCAAATCCGTCTTCTTGATTTTGTTCTTTTTCTCTTTCAAATCTATTGAATTTTTCTTCGTCAGTTTCACTAATTCCTGTTATTTTATAATTGTCTTCTCTTTCTTGCTGTAACTCTTCTTCCTCAATTATTTTATTTTCTAACTCCCAATTGGTAATTCTTCCATGACCCGCTTCTTCATTAGCGTCTCTTTCAGCTTCTTCTTTTTTATGTTCTTCATATAATTCAGAAGGATTATATCCTCCATGGTTGTCTATAATATTTTGTAACTCTACTTCTTCTTCTGCACTTAACCCTTCGTTATCTCTTTTAGTAATTAAATCATCATATCTTTTTATATTATCTTCTCTTTCAGTTCTTTCTTCGTTAGTTTCTGGTAGTCCAGTTTCTGTTTTATTAAACTCTCTTTCGTCATTTAATATTCCTTCTTTAGTAGATTTAATTAATTCATTTAATCCACCTTCTTCGTCATTTATATAATAAAATTCATCTACCTCACTATAATATTCTGGGTCTATATCTTTAAACTTTTCAGCTAACTCAGGATTTTCAGCAAATATCTTATCTATTATTTCTTTATTATCTATTATATTATCTTGAACCCATTCTTTTTCGATTTCATTCCATTCTAATGTTGCTTGAATTTCAGATTCTAATTCTTCTCCTTCGTATCCTTCACTTATTAATCTTTTTCTTATTGTTTCTTTATCATCATATATACTTGCTTTTGGTATCTCTTCACCCCCTGTTGTTATTTCTGGAGTTTCTGTTACCTCTGGAACTTCTGTTGTTTCTGGAGTTTCTATTTCTTTCTCTTTATCTATGTATTCTTCTACATAATCTTCAGCTTTTAGATTATGATTTTTTTCTATCGTTAATCCATCTTCATATTTATTTACACTTCCTTCTTTATCTGTATGTGTTCCGTTAGAAAATTTTAAATTTATAGGCTCCCCTGGTTCTGCGTATTCATAATCTACTGTTCCTTCGTATATACTTCCATCATTAAATTCAATCCTAATAATATCATCTCCTTTTATATCACCTTTCATTATAGAATCATAAACTTCATTAGTTCCTTTATATGTTGGAACTTCTTCTTCTTTTATTTGCTCTTGATAATTCTCTATGTCTTCTTGAGTCATATTGTCTGGCCCTGGTTCTTCTATCCACTCTGTACCATCTTCACTTTTATAATATTTTATTCCATTTACAATGATATTTTGGTCTTCTAATCCAGCAGGAACGTCACCTAAACTATCGAATGACTTTATTTCTTCTGTTTTTATTTCTTCTGTTTCTATCTCTTCTTTTGGGGTTGTTTTAACTATACTTCCTCCCTCATGTGTATTTGTGTCTCCTTTCGCGTTTGTATGTACCCCATCTAAAAATTGTACAAACTCATTGTCATTCGAGTCCATACCCATTTTTACTGTACCTTCATATACTTCTCCTTTTGGTTTTTTTGGATTTGAACCGTCATATTCAATTCTAATAACATCAGTAGAGGATATTTCCCCTCTTGCCATAGCGTCTAAAACCTCTTCATCATTTTTAAATATTTTTAATTCTTTACTTTCTTCTTCTTCAATATTCTCTTTTTCTGTATCGTAATTTAATATTTCTTCATTATTGTTTATCCACTCTACCTCTCCACTTGAGCCTCCTCCAGGAGTCATATCTCTTAAATCTACAATTGGACCATCATTAACAGAATTTTGATATTCTTCTGATTTATTATAATCATTTTTTACATATATAAAATTATCTTTTGTAACTTCTAAACCATATTCATAAGCTGTTCTTCCACTTATTTGTATAGACCTACCTTCAGTGTGATATGTCGCTTCATCTTCTGATTCCACAACTTTATCTGCTCTGTCTTCTGTTATAACTTCAATATGGAAATGAGGCCCATACTTTCCGTCCCTTTCGTCTATTATTCTTATATTGTGTCTTTTACAAAACGCTAATCCTTCTGGAGTCATTTTTAATTTACCCATATTAGAATAATCTGTTGGGTCAAAATCTTCTCCAAAAAAGAATTTTAACATAGAAGCATCATCATTACTTTTGACTCCTATATCTATTGCATCATATGTTAAATGTCTAGAGCCTGGGCTAGCTTTTTCTCTTTTACTAGACGTAATAGTAAACCCTAAATTCATTTTTACTAGCTCTTGTATAAAAGCGTTCACTTCAGAACTTACAGCTCCACCACTATCTCCTCTTCTTGTTATTATAGGGTCTGGCATTATGAGTACATATTATTTGATTTCCACTTATTTATATTCTTCTGTGCTACCATAGCTATTTGTTTATCTGACATTGTAGATTTAAATTGGTCAGTAGCGTGGTCATATACTCCAGCTCCATTTTTAACTTTAAAATTTAATGGACCTCCACCAGCGTATATAGTTCCGTCTGTGGTTACAGGCATTGGATTATTTTGATGTGTTTCTGGTCCAGGGGTAATATATCCACTTCTCATAGCTTGTCTTATAGGAGCTGCTGCTTTTGAATAATTTTTTTCTTTTAATCCAGATTCTACTACATCTTGATTATTTACAATTAATTCATTTCCTGTAAATTCAGCTTGAATATCTCCTATTTTTATACCTCCTGTATTATATTTATATTTCATACCCTGTGAAGCTGGTAACGCCCCTGTAGAAGACGGACTAACTCCATAGGGTAAATTTCCTTTTTCTCTACCTCTTAAACTTTGATAATAATCTCTTTTCTTTCTTTCTTCTATTAGTTTCTGATTATACCTTCCTACTATACTTTCATCTCCTCCTGATATTATTTTATCTTCTTTTGCTTTAAGTCTTTTTGCTCTTCTTTTTCTAAATAACCATCCTAAACCTGCAGCTACAAGAGGCATCCAAGGAGCGTAAACTCCCATAGCGGTAGTTGCAGCTGTCGTTAAAGCTGCGTCTCCTATTCCCATTCCTACAGCTTCTTTTGTGCCATATGTATATGGATTATTGTCATTAGCTGCCGCATAAGCTATAGCTGATATCGCTCCGTATCCTCCAGGAGTGACACCCGCAATAGGTCCCGCTGCTCCCACTGCTGGATTTGCTATTGGAGCTCCTACTTTAACTCCAGATACATGTCCCGCTGCTCCCACTGCTGGGTTAGGTATTGTTTGAGCAACTCCCCCTAAATATTTTTGACCTACCCCTGAAGCTACATTTTTTAACGTGGCAGAAAGCTGTTGAGATGTAGCAACATTACTAACTCCCTTCATTAATTTTTCTTCCATTGTAGGAGCGGTATAAAATTCAGAAGGAATATACCCTTCTGCTATTGGTAAATTCATAACTTCCCCCTCTGATTGAGTATACAAATCTTGAGAATATTGATGTGTATACGCGGAAGAAGTATAAGGATTTGTTGGGCTGTATTCAGCTAGACTAGCTCTACGCTTGTCCTGTAGCTGATTCATTAAGTCTAAGTAATTTGGCATTATTGATAAGATTTTCTATATTTTGCAAGTATTGCAAAGATATTAAATTTATTTGAACTTCTTGTAGAGTATTTTATATTTATGTATGTACCTCTCATTCTTGGTCCTGGTTTATTAGGGTCACGTAAAGGAAATCTTAATATTCCTTCCTGATATTTTACAACATTATGAGACACATCTAGATTGTCAGGCCCTGTTATTTCTGTACCAAATTGAATCCCTTGTAAGCCTAATGTTGTTTTTGCGTCTGGAGTCATAATCATTTGAGCGTTGTCAAAAACTTTTGAAATTGAAGGTAATTCAGATATAGTTTTAGTTATACTGCTCTCTTCTATTTCTGCAGGCACAGCTTGCTCATCAAAAAATACAGTTTTATAATTAAAGATTTGGTCGTCCCATTTCCATACTGATAAATAGTTGTCATTAAAATTATTAGTACTATCTCCAATATATGTCATATTTTCTGTAGACGCTACATACCCTCCTATACTCATCCATTTTCTTGGAGTAACAGAATAATAAGATGTGAAAGCATTTATAGATTCACTATAAACTAAAGTTTTTGAATTTGTATTTGCTATAAAATAACGATTTTCTCCTGAACCATAATCTTTTATTTCTCTGTTTCCGTTTTCATCTAACACTGAACTATGCATTGTGATTATTAATTCATTATTTTTATAATCAAATACACTAGTTATACCGTTAAATCTTAATGAATTATCACAAATAAAATTTCTGTCTATTTTTTTAAGAGTATCTAAGTCTCCAACTCCTTTAATAATATTATTTAAAGCATTTCTTTGTCCTAGATTATCAGATAATATATTTAATTCACTTCCTGTGTATTGTAATAATTTTGCATATGTATTATCTATATAATATAATCCTTGTTCTGATGTAACAACACTATCCATATGTCTTGTTCCAAATTTAGTAGAAATATATAAATGATTTTCTACAGTTTCTCCTGTCCCAACATTTAAAGTGGTCCCTAATTCATCTTGTATCATTGAAATAGGATTAACAAGTAATTTTGCTAAAGATTCTTCTTGTAACACATATAAATCATTTTTCCATTTTTTTAATCTTGTAATTTCTCCATATTCACTTTCCATATCGTGAAAAGAGTTTTGTAAAAATGTTTTAAATGAGTCTGTAGGCTCTCCAGATATTTTTGTTTCTGAATAAACTATTTGATAAGGACGCTCTAAAGACTTGCAGGTTTTTGTTTCATCTACAGATACAGCAGATTTCAAATTATTTTCTTGACTATATACGTCATTATATTCAGGTACATTTCCTATCTCTTCATTAATTTCTGGTTGAACTTCTCCTAAATCTATATCTCCAGCTCCTAAATGATATCCCATCCTCATGTCTGTATTAACGTCAGATTCTACTGGAAATACCTGCCATCTAGCTAAAGACCTTTGTTCATAAGGACAAGTTGTTTTTTGATGAGAGAAAAAAGTAACAAATGTATCTCCCCCAAAAACTTGAGATAAGTGACCTTCTTCTGAATTTCCATTAGCATCTTTTTTGATAGGATGAAAATTACCAGCAGGTATATATCTAGTCTTCATAATAGCGTTTAAACCAGGTCCACCATAAGGTATATTATTTCTTACTATAGAACATAAAAATTTATATGGTATATATGACGGTCCTCCCCAATCTCCACCCGCTACATTTGTTCCAGTAATTCCTTCTTTTCTTTTTATACTATCATTACTTATATTACTCATAAAGGCATGATAAGCTGTTCCTCCTGGCCCCGCCCCCCAATGTCTATGTTCTAATATACCAGATAAATCTCTTGGATTTAATAATCCTCTCTTTTCTCCATCTTCACCGTCTCCATCTATTTGTATTAATATAGTTCTTTGCCCCTGCTGCAGTGTAGAAATAGTATCATATGTTCTATCATGTTTATTTCCACCCTGTGTATCTGTACATTTTGTAATTGCTCCAAAAAGAAAAGATGTTCCTCCAGAGTACCATGTTTCACCACCATAAACTCTTTTTTGTCTACCTCCAACATAAAATCCTAATGTATTATTTGAAAATCCATTCATAATATTAGTGGCTTGACTAAGTCCAGTAGTATTAGCAAACGCTTTTTCTCCTTCATCTATCATTAAAACTCCATCTTTAAAAAATGATTTACCAACTATTTCTCCTGGAAATAATTCTTTAGCTTGTAATATATTATGATGATAAATATCATGATGTTGACACGGTTTATATCTTGTATTATTTATTGGTTGACTAGTTCCATCTGGAGCTGTTTGGTTAAACATTTGAATACCTGTATCTCCTGGATTAAATCCTGCGGCATATCCAGCTCCTCCATCTAAAGACATTCCTATTCCCCAATATGTATCGTATATATAATATTTAGCTATTAAAGCTCCGTATCCTTCTTCAATACTACCAGCGTCAACCTTTCTACAATATCTTAAAGATTCTTCTATACTTTCTGTTTTATTTTTTGAATACCAATCACGAGCTCCTGACGAGCCTATATCTACTCTATGTAAATCACTAGCTGGTAGTGTGTTTCCAACAGCTCCAGCGTTATTGCCCGCGCTATTATGAGAGCCCCAAGGAGTTTCATCATACGGAGCTGAAGCGCTACTAGCTCTTATCTCTGTTCTATAATCATAAATCAACTTCATAACAGCATCAACACGAATTTTATCTCCTGTTCTAAAGTTATATCCCGAAAAGCCAAAAATACTGTCTGGACAGTCTAGAGTAAAAACACTTCCCTGTACAGCTTGAGCGGTAGCTCCTCCTTGACGATGATGAGCATTATTGGTATTCATGTATGCTTTATTTAAATGACCATAGTTGTCCATAGTGTTTGGCATTACCTCATAGCATCCAAAATAAGAACTATGTCTTTTCTTTACTCTGTCACCAAATGGCATATGATATGTATTGTAATCAATTATATTGTTCCACCAAACATAAGCTCCGTTATTACCTCCAGGACCATATTTTCCAGCAGCTTCTTCACGCTCTTTAAATGCATAAACATGGTCATCTTGGTTCGCGTTACTTGGTAGTAATTTATATGAGCCAGATGTATTAGTAAAAAACGCTATATTGGAGTTTTCAGCTAAACCTATATATCCATTTAAATATGTATCATATGGATTATGCATAATAACCCCAGAGGCATAAGAAATTAAATCATCTTCAGTGTCATCACTATTTATCTGATTATTTTGATGATATCCTTTTCTAGCTTCATTGTGTCCATAAGCTACTGTTTGATTTAATACTCCTTGTTGTAAAATACTTTTATCAGCTTCAGTTCTCTCAGCTCTAACAACTCTAAAACCTGATATTTTATCTCTTACATCATTGGGTATTCTAAATTCAAAATTTACAAATAAATCCATAGTATAATGAATTTCATCAGAAGCGTTATTAGACACACCTCTCTTTTGAGGAAAACTTCTAACTGTAAATTCATCATGTAGTATGTTTGATTGTGATTGGATTACTCTAGGACTGTACCACCAAAATGATTGCGACGCATTCAAATCCCATGCACCTGTACCTGGATGAACATAAGCAGCAAGTAGATTAAGTCCAGATGAAAACGCGTTAGTCCCTGTACTTGTTGTTGTTGTTGCTGTTACGTTTTGCAGGGTTGGAGCTCCTGTAGGAGTGTTAACTCTATGTTCAAATTTTCCATCTTTGATATATCTTAATGTATCCCTAGTAGTATATGGGCCTATTGTTTGATTAAACCAAGCAACATCTATCGCAGGAGTAGGAGCTCCATAGATATATGAAGTTCTGTGGTCTCCAATACGTTCATGCTGAGAAAATAATTTTCTATGATGTAAACTATTAGTAGTTCCATCATTTGTGGGTCTTGTAGGATTGTAGTCGCTGTCTCCTGTTCTTAACATTCGTAAAGGGTCATTCATTTCTGGCATTTCTATATCACCTATCCATAAAACATTTCCTGGTCTTCCATTTTTATCGTATATCTGAACTCCAAATCTATACATTTCTCCTCTACGATATCCTTTAAAATTTCCTACAGCGGGGTCTTTACTACCTCCTATACCCATAGTAGCTGTATATACAGTGTCTGAATTATCAGTTAAATTACCAGTACCTCCATCATCAGATATATTATCTGTAGCCATATCAGTTATTGATGTAGCTTGAATATATGGAGATGCCGTAACATTATTTTGTATGTCTATTGATTTTTCTTTTAGTCCAAAAGTTAATCTACACCCTCCTAAACTATTCTCCGCGTAATCATAACTTTCAGCTCCTAATGTCATTCCATCAGTTAAATATCTATATTCGTGAGATTGTTTTTTTATAATGTCCACTCTTCCTTCGTCTTCATAATCTACACTATTAATAGTAGTAACATCATCTCCTTTATATGTTCTCCATTTTGGCATACCGTTTGACCAAGTTTTACCTAATGAAGGAGTTACAACAGTAGCGGATTGAGCTCCTGTTAATAATTCATATTCTTTTATTTGAGCGTCAGTAGAAGTTATAGTTCCTGTATTAGTAGATGGATTATCTTCATCAGCGATATTGTATCTTCTTACTTTAACATTCCATTCTTTCTCACTAATTGAATTATCTCTTGTTTTTAGGTTACCAGCAAACAATATATTATCTTTTATACTTATATCTTTACATACATCCCAAGTATTTATATCTATTAATACATCGTCTATTCCGTTCATTAAATCTCCGTCCCATTGAGTGTGATAAAAAACTACTTCGGAAGCTCCGACTCCATATTGTTTACTACCCACTCTAGAAACTCTTACTGGACCATCATTTGAAACATGTAGTACGGAATATAATTCAATTATATCAAAATCTTCATCTAAATCTTTTATAGTTATTTCAAATCCCTGCGAACTAACATCTATAAATGGGTCTCCAGAAACACTACCATAATATTGTGTAGAAGTAGAAAATGAATGTTTAGAAGTATGGTAAAGATTACTAAAAGGACTCATAACACTTTCTCCTCCGTTTGAAGAAACATATTTGTAACAATATTGTAATTGACCTACAGGTAAGCTTCCTGATAAAGATTTCGTTACAACAGCTTGAGAAGGAGAGTGCATAGGAGTTAAATCTAAAACATCTGGAGATAATTTATTTTTTCCTGGTTGTTGTATATTAATAGACCTTAATGGGTTTTTATTATCTGTCCAAAATATTCTAGATATACATTCGTTTTCTACAATTCCTTCTGTTCTTACAGGCATATCCATATCCATATTTAAATCAGGATATTTAGAGCCACTTAAATGGTCGTAACAAACCATTAAATCTGTAATTAACTCTACATTTAAATCTTTATCAAATTGTACATTTAAAAATATAGTTTGTGTTTTAGTTGTAGGGAAGCTGTAATGAGGTATAACAACTATAAATATAACATTCTTGTTATAAGAATAATGACCCACGATACTAGCGTTAAATTTACCAGGATAAGAAGTTAATCCATTCGCAACCATTGTCCCTATAAAAGGAACTATTCCTTCAAATGTCGGGCTTAATGGAGGTGTAGTATTATTATTGTCACTTGGAAAATAATCTCCTACTGGATTACCGTTAGCGTCTAAAGTGCTAGGGTCCATATATATTTCAGAGAAATTATCACCAACTGCTGTATCTCCAGCTTTACTTGCTGTTCTTGTCCCTAGAATACCCTCTGGAAGACCTGCGTCATGTGTTTGAGAGCATATCTCATCTAGATTAAAGGTTTTTCTATTTCCTAAAATATTTTCAACTGTAAATGTACTAGCATCGTCATTTGACAATCTTATATTTAAAGCGTCTCTATAACTTCCTTTAATTTGATATCTCGGGTCTGGGTCTGTAATCATTCCACCTGTAAAACCCTGAGCCTGAGATAAAGATTCGTTTGACTTTTTAGTTTGCTTTTTAGCCATCTTATAAATCTATTAATCCTGTATTACTTTTTAGAGGAACCATTGTATTCCAAATTTTACCTATTTGTTTTAATTCTTCCGCAGTAGGCATGTTATCATCTCCTCTCGCTTTACCACATAAAAAATACCATCTCTTTTCTAAGTCTTTTACAACATACATAGACAATCTTCCATTAATATAATCTATATTTTTATGTTGCCACATAATATATTGAGCTACCGCAGTAGCGTGACTTTCTCTTATCATTGGGTATCCTCTTGCGTCTACAGGATATGTAGAACAGACTATTGTTATTTCATCAATTTGGTCGTGTTGTATATTTAATCTATTTCCTTGAATATAATATCTAAACGCTCTTTGTTGTGATTCGTTCCAATTCTTACCTACTCTTTGCTTGTGTACTGCTGTTGGCTTTCTTAATTCTCTATGCTTATCTTTAGAAGAATCAGCCCCAACTCTTACTCCTAATAATTTTACCATATTATCGGGTAATCTTAATTGTTGGTTGTTTAAAAGTCCTTTACCTCCTGTTAAATGAGAACCACTACATTTTGCATTTACATCACTAGAAGATAATGTATAATTATTACCATCTATTCCTACCTCATCTTTTGTAATAGTTAAAGTTGTTGTGTCTACACTATATGTATACCCCTCTAAAGATTCTGCAAACAATCCTATTATACTTTGGCTTCCTAATAAAGCTGAAGCAGTATTTTTGTCTAGTTTGTCTTTTAAAGAGGTTAGTGTGGTCGCTAAATCTACACCACATTCTACCCCTTGATTAGGATATTGAGCAGAGGGATTTGGGATTGCGCTAACTTGTTTCCAAAAATATATTGTTACTCCATTAAGTACAATAAAATCCCCATGAGACGGATTAGCTGTGAATGTTATAGTTCCTGTTGATGACGCTCCTGTGGAAGAGTAAGTATATTCTCTTTCTTCAAATGTATCACGACTTCCAATCAATAACTCCGCTTCAAAAGCCCATTCGACCCACGAATCAACATATTGACTATAATCTTTTAAACCAAGATTACGTCCTACTGTGTTATATATTCTTTCTATATGCGCGTACATAATTCTATACTGATGCTATAAATACTTCTAATTGATGGTCTGCTACACCTTTTACTTTTAAAGCTACAGCGTTATCTAATGTTGTTCCGTCATTTCCTCCCTCACATTTTACTGCTGTATACATAATACTAGTAGCTGGAGCTAATTCTGTATAAGCGGCATCTGAAGCTCCGTCATCTAACCCCACCTGTAGTGTCGCTGTTCCGTCTAAATTAGTCACCCTAATATATCTTACATCACTCCTAACGAAAGCTCCGTCATCTGTATCAGTACTAAATGTAGCTACTTTTATTAAAGCAGTATCTACTAATTTAATAATTCTTTTTGATGTATTTAAGATTCCACTAAATGTATGTGTACATGTCTGTGCAAAATCTCTTTCGTCTGCTGCTACATCGTGTCCTACAGCTAAAGCTTCTGTTATTGTTACTACCAGGTTTCCTGCGTTTAAATCAGTATCTGCCATAATTTTTTATTTTATATTATTTATCACTCTTTTGTATATACCAAGTGGCATAATTTTACAATTCTTATATTTCTTTGGTCTTACCCATACTAATTTATGATAAAAATCATCAAGTATTGGAACCTTATATTTTACTAACTCCCCTGTTTCTTTACTGGCTTTCTGGTCTATTCTGACATGAAAAGCTCTTGTATGTTCTCTTTTGTCTAAATACACATATCCCATATTATTTGGTAAATGTATTTTTTCTTCTCTAACCACTAAGTCTCTTATAAGTATCTCAAAATATCTTTTTACTATTTTATAAAATGTACTATAATTTATTTTTTTTAATAAATTACTTTTTACATTATTATAAATTTCTCTTACTTGTGTATATTTATGTTTATACTTGCTACTCATTATCTTCTTTGTTGTTGTGGTTGTCCTATATTTATTTTTGAGGTATTAGTATTATCCTCTACTAAATCTTCTGGAGTTCTTAATAATAAAGTCATTTCAACTTCTGCTACCCTACTTATTAATAATGGTAAATCTTCATTTGATATAGGATAATCAGAAACAGCATCTATAAAATCCTGAGTTTGTATACCCATATTATCAACAATAAAACTTTTTGATTCTGTTGGGTCTTGTAATATTCCATACATTTCCATCATATAACTATACATATTAATAAGATGAGGAGTAGATTTATTGATATGTAGGTTTGGACTATATCTTAATCCATTTATTTCTACATTATGATATTGATTACTATTATTATTATATATCACAGCAAAAGGATTTTCATTTCTAGCAAATTTATTAGCCCATTGATACCCCGCTTCATCTTTTGTTTTTACAGGAACTTTCACCCATCCCTGCCATCTAGTTTGGTCTTCAAATGGTTGTACCGCATTTATAATTTTTCTTTTTAATCTTATGTCGGTTATTCCGTCAACTTGATTAACATTAATAGTTATTGGTATTTCACGCATTGTAGCTACAAAATAATCATTTTCTGAATTGTCTGTATATTTTTGACCATAAAAAGATGATGTAGAAAATCCATGCTGATACATTGTTGAATTAGCACCTGCGTTTGGCTCTTCCCATTGGTCTATTACAGCATCTAAAGAATGAAGGTCAGGAAAGTTTTGTGGTTCAAACATTTTGCAACATATAGGTTGTATCCATCTTCTATCTATAGAGCTTCCTGATAATAATTTTTCTTCTATTATCTTCGCTCTATGATAATGTATCCAATGTTTTATTTGTCTGGTACTAATTTTTTGCTCTTCTCTTTCATCACCTCCAGATAATAATTCTTTTATATTGTACGCTATTTGATTTAAAGTTGCCATATACTTATATTATTTACAAAGTTAAGAATTTTATTCCATTTAAACAGAAATAGGCCCTCACAAATTAATGTTTAGACCTATTTCATTTGCACAGGGAGCAAAATATTGATAAGATATATCTATTGTTGTTCTTCGTGCACCTGTACTTGATAATTTGGGCTCTCTATGTTTGCTGATAATTTTCTAACTGTTATATTTAAAATATCATACTGGTATTGTTCTGGAATATCATCCCACTCAGCTACAGTTACATGTCTTAAATAACGAATATTAAATGTATCATTTACATTAAAATCAAGAGTACCATCACCAGGGTTACTTCCTATGTCTGGAGCAAAATAAATACGCGTTCCTCCACCTGCGTTGTTTGTAACCCAACATATAGGATGAAATTCAACTACATTTTTAAACGGATTATTTGTTCCTATTAACTCTACAGCTTCATCATCTGAAACTATTTTACAATTAACACCATTTAAAACAGCAGTTGTTATATGATGATAATCTGTTAATTCCACATAATTATCTACAATTGTAACTCCTGAACCTTGATTTATACTTACTCTAGCTCCTGTCATTTCAGAAAAATCTTGATTAATTCCCATTGCCGCATACTTAGAGTTCATAAATTCAGTTATAGACATATTTAAAAACATATCTTTTTCATTATTTACAAAATATGGTTGATTCGCTTTATCAAGCAATAAATCTATATAGTCGTATGCTTCGTTTATATTCATTATTTATTATTTTTCTGCTTTTCTATTTCTTTTTCTAAAGCAGTTACACCAGCACTAGACTTCATGTCTGATGTATCTATTTCTACTATATCTTGTACTTTAGTTTTAAAATTACCTCTAACTTGATTTTTCATAACAGCGTATACCTCAGAATTTTCTTTTAACCAAGCGATAGCGTGTTCGTCAGAAATACCTAGCGTGTAACTACCATGCTTCCAAACATCGTTAACTTTTTGAATTACCTTTTTAGCTAAAGCGTTTTTTAAGAATATTCTATAAGATTTATCAGCATCATTATAAATACTTAAAAACTTTTCAGGAGCCGCTCCTGCCATTTGTATTAATTTAGCTTTAATTATTTTGTCTTCATGATTTTCTGGAATACCGAATAATTTTGCTAAATCAACTAATTCCGTGTCTTTAATCTTTGTAGCTACTTGTACAGCTTCTGCAGATTTTAATACGCTGTCTGCTTGTTTTTGAACATTTGCTTTTGTGTCAATAAGTTCATAGTGCTTTCCACTTACAATAAACGGATGTTCTACTAAATAATCGTATATACGTTTATCAAATTCATTGTCTATATCCAAAGTACTTAATGGGTCTGACATTGACCACCCATCTACAGCTACGTCATCTGGATTTAATAATACAGCTTTTTTGCCGTTTCTTCTTGTGTAAGGACCAAATTTAACATAACTAAATCTTTTATCATCCTTTGCTTTTACATAAACTAAATGTGCCATTTTTTTAATTTTAATTAATACTCCCTTTTATTTTTTTACTTCTTTAAAGATTTCTCTTTGTCCTCTCTCATTTGTAGAGATTCTTGTTTCTTGATAACCTTTTTGTCCCCATTTAAGTCCTTTAGAAATTGTATTTTTTCCTATATATGGACCTTCTTTTCTAGGTTCTTCTTTTTCATTAGCGATGTCAATAATTTTACCATCTCTAAATACTAACTTATGTTTTAATCTTTTTGTCATATGCAAATATAAGGAATTTGGAGGGGACAAGCCCCTCCGTTTTCCATTAATTATTATCCAAAAACTACTCCACCTGCAGCATCGCAAGTTCCTTTTACGTACCAGTTTGTGCCGTCACATTCTAGAGACACTTGGTCTCCTACAACAACCCCACCAGATTGGTCAAAGATAATTTTTGTATCACCAGAAACAGCAGAATCACTACCTCCTGCTCCAGTTACAATTGTACCAACAAAGTCTTCTGTAGCTGCTGCTTGAACAATATCTACATCAGCAGTTACATCTGTTATGATAAATTTAAAATTAACACCCGCTTTTACAGTTGGTAAAGTTACGTCAAACGTACTTGAACCATCTAAAAAATAAGTAGTACCACTATTATAATCATATAATGTCGTATTTGATGTTAATGTGCTTGTTGGAGCAATTTGACCTCTTAACTTAGGAAGTCTACCTTTCCCTTGTTCTGAGGATTTTGTTGAAATACTTAAATAATTTGCCATTTTTTTTATTTTTTAGGCGATATTGGGAGGCTGAAGCCTCCCTCTATCAAATTAACAATTTAGGCAGCTGAAAGAATACCACAAGATAGTGGATTTCTAACAATAATACCTGATTCAGATAAAACGTGACATTGGAATCTATCATCACCGTTTTGAGCCATCATGCCTTTAGTATCGTAAGGATTTACCATACCTCCAACATATTTCTTAACTAGTGAACGATTAATACCAGCAGCACCTTTTGTAATTAATTCTACATTAGAAACTCCAGATGTAGAACCGAAGTCCATAAATACCATTTTGAAAGACTCTTTTAATCTAGTGTCTCCGAATGAATTTGTACCTCCAGACGCACCATGCATATGTGGGTCGTCAAATACTGGACAATAAGCAATAGTAATTTTATTTCCTAAAGCATTGTACGAAGTAAAGTTACCTCCTAACTCGATATCAGAACCTGCTTTAACGTCCATCATTGTACCTCCTGTCATTGCACCAGCAGGAGCAACAATAAGGTCTTTCATAGCTCTATGGAAAGCAATTCTTCCTTCAGTTCCAGTGAACACAACCCAGTGGTTACCTTCAGCTGTTTGAGCGTTAAGAGAAATTTTTCCAATAAATTCAGTAATGATATCTTCTGTTAAACTACCAGCAGTATATGTAGCTTGATTAGATGTACTAATTTGAGCTAATACACCATCACCAATAGTATGAGCTCCATCACCAACTGCAACCGCAGGTCTTGCTGAACCATCAGCGTATTCTCCAGCAGCGATAGACGATATAATATCAGTATTTGTACCAGCGTAAGAAGTAACAGCAGACGATACAGAAGTTTCACCATACCATCTTTGTAATTCTTGCTCATACATAAATTGGTCCATCATGTGTTGTTCTTTAGTAAAATACCAAAGAGCTTGACCATTATTTTCAATCCATGAAACATCAGTGGCATCTTTACCAGTGATTGTACATTTCTTTCTGTTAATAGTCATCCAGTTTTTATAAGTATCTGGATACATGTTGTTTTCACCTACATCAGCTCCAGAAGAACCTACAGGGAACGCAGAACCTATTCTACCTACTACTTGTCCAACTGTATTAGCAGCAGCTGATAAAGCTGAAATCATTTCAATTGTATATGTGTTAGAACCATCATGAGCAACTACTAAACCAGTAGCTCCATCAGAGAATCTAACTACATCATATAAATTGAACCAATCTTCAGCACCACCACCTGAAGTGTTTTCAAAATCAAATGTGTCTGTTGCACCAGCAGCTACAGTTGTACCTGAACCTGTCGCGTCTATTAAACATTTTCTTGATAGTCTATTCATTACTTTCCATTCGTAAGAACTATCTCCTAAAACTTTTTCAGCAGCATGTCTTCTAGTGTGTTCTAAAAGATATGTCATAGAATATCTTGGGTAAAGAGATATTAAAGTTTTAGCAATTTCTGGATATTGTAACAAGTTTGCGTTTAAAGCGTTTGCAGCGCTTGTTCCATTACCATACGTACCCGTTGATACTGTTGCCATTTTTTTAAATTTTATTAATTAAACATTATTCTAATTTGCTCAATTAACTTTCAACTTCATTAGACTTTGTCTTACTTTTGTCTACTCGCTCATAAAAGCTTTTGGGTCAAATCCAGAGCTCTTAGGTTGATAAGGGCTTCGGTTTTTCCCAGTATTAAGGCTTGGCGATTGTATTTTGTCCATTAGACTCTTACTACCTTCGTTACGTCCTTGAGAACGAAGAATATCTTTGATTTGGTCTTTATACAGCAGAAACATAGCGACGTCAGCAACATTGGCGTGACTTGACCACAATTCTTGTGCCATATCTTTAGTAGCAAATCTATATACTTCTTCTTTCTGTTTTCTAGTTACTTTACCCCCCATGAATCTATCCATTTCTTTTAAGTGATTTTGCAATCCTTTTCTTGCTTCACTTATTTGTTTATTTTTTTGTTCAGCGTTTTGTTGATGAGTTTTAGTTATAAGTTCTCTTTGTTGTTTGATAGCTGTTTTAATAGTTCTTTTTATTTCTCTACCCTTAACAGCAATCATTCCATTACGCTGCATTTTATCTACTGTATCATCAATTTCAGACTGAGTCAATCCGTCAGCTTTTAATTCTTCAATTATAAGCTCTTTGTTAGAATAGTCTAAATATTTTTCTAGTGTCTCTATTTCTGGACTAGATACCTCGTCTTTAGGAGATTCATCCTTGTTATTCATCGCTGCTAAAGTTTGTTTTACTTCTTCTTTAGTAGCTCCTTCAATACCCAGCTCTTTAGCCACTTTGTTCCAGTCTAAATCACTTTCTTCTTTTGACTCTAGAGTTGGCTCCCATTCATATTCTTCTTCTTCTTTAGACTCTTCTTCTGATTCTTGTTTTTTTTCCCATTTCCATCCATCTTCTTCTGTTACTGACTCCCCTTCATCATCTTCATCTTTTTTAGATTCTGAAGAATCAGTATCTCCTATAGGAGCGGATTCTGTAAATGCTAATGGATTAAATTCGTCTTTAACTTCTTTTGATTCTGTAGATGCTTCGTTAGCAACTTCTTCTACTAAGCTTGATTTTTCTTCTGACATATTATTTATTTTATTGGTCCCTATTTTGCAAAGATACAAATTATTTTTTAACTTTTTCTTTCGCTCTCATTTTATCCTCTGCTGTAGCTTCTGACTCTCCACTATAAACATTTCTTTCACCCTCTTTATTATCAGTGTCTTTGCTTAATTCATGGTCAGCTAATTTTTTACTAAATTCAGCGTCTTGAGACGAATCATGTATGTCTCTTTTGTCTTCTGATTGTAATTTTGCTACAGCCATTCTGGATTCAGCTTGGATTTCAGCGACTTGTATTTTTGTATCATTATCCATTTGTTTTAATTGAGCTTCTGCTTCAAATTTAGACTGTTCAGCTTCTTGCTGAGCTTGTATTTGCTGCATTTCTCTTTGCTGTTGTTCCGCTGCTTGTTCTTTCATTTTTTCCATACCTTTTTCCAGAACTTTTTCAGCTTCGGTCATAGTATCAGCTTTAATAACCTTTAATATATTTAATAAGTCAATATTACCAGCTTGTAACGCGGATTGAGCTAATTGTTGTACAACTTGTTTCATCGCGTCGTCCTTACCACTGTCTCCAACATAAACTCCGTAATCTTGTAAAGCAATAGAAGGCATTATATTTAGGAATTTATAAGCTCCGTCTCCTAATATCATCGCAGCTTTTTTACCATCAGCCCAAGCAATTTTCATGTTATTACATAAACTTTCTAATACTCTTTGTTTAACTTCCGCGTGAGAATAGAACCATGATTCAGTTATTGTAGAAGATTGAACTACACTCCTTTGTACGTTACCTACATATTCATATTGTTCTACCGCTCCCTCTCTTTGTCTGGTTACCCCAGAAAGTTGTCCAGCCATATCTTCTAACATCAGTTTTAAATTAATTAATTGTTGAACCGATTGAGATAATGTAAAATCTACTTGTTGAAACTGATTAAATGATTGTATTTGGCCTCCTTCATCTTTTGAATTAATAGGTATAATACCATCTGTTTTTAAATGATATAATACAGTCTGCATATCCATTCCTACGTTTGTAGGTATTTGTGACGTATCATACACAACTGCTTTTCCTCCAGAACGAGCCATAGCTAATTCTATTTGGTATACTACAATATTATATAACATTTGTACGTTATGTAACAAATCTACTATAGAGGTACTTTTCCCTGTAGTATTTCCTTTTATACATCCAATATAAGATAAAGCTGTTTTTCCTGGGTCATCTACGCTTCTAACTTGATTATCTCTCCTTTTAGCTTTAACAAGAATTTTTCCTCCGATTTTAGTAGCTTCCCATATATCATCCACCCATTTTGTTTCTATAGTTTCTCCTTTTCTTTTTCTATAAGTATCTTTTACCATCTTTCTAAATGGTCTATCAGGGTCGTATTTATTCGGAGATAATTTAAATTTGATAGCTCTTAATGATTTCCATTCCACTGATATAACACGAATACGATTTTCTTTTCCATAACCCGCGTCTAACCATTGAAAATTACTATTATATCCTTCAGTCCCTGAACCAAAAGCGTTTCTCATTCCGTCTAATTCTTCTAAATCTTCTTTAGTTAACCATTCTTTAAACTCATCATTAATTTCATTTACAGACAACCATCTTTCTTCTCCCACCCAAGAAGCGTCATCTAAATAATCCGAATGAACAGAATTATCATATATAACAGAACGAGGGTCAACTCTACGAGCGTGAGGGTCTCCATTTACTATATCTACTTTAAAAAATTCTTTACCTGTAACTAATAAATCTCTAAATCCTTCTTTAAATTTATCTTTTAAGTTATATCTATTTAATACATATTCTAATCCGTCTTGAGCATTTTCCTCTACCATTTCTCTATAATTATATTTCATATATATACTTATATCGTCTGGCACTGGCATACCTTGACCTTCATCGGTTATAGGAGCTCCATATACTTCTTCAAACTCTGAATGAATATCTTGTAATAAAGATTTCATCTGAATAGCAACCTTATGGTCTAATTTTCTTATTACAGCTTCTTTATTAATAGTAGAAACTTTCATGTCTATAGGTCTTTTTAACTCTTCTCCTACAAGTAAGTCTATTTTAGGTGTAATTATTGGATAATTTACGAGTCTAGCTGGATATGTTAATCCATACTGCTCTGTAATATACGCGTAGTCATCTTGATTTATATCTCCATTGTAAATAGCGTAATTTCCAATATCATTAGTTCTTGACGTTGTATAGGTACTATCATTATGTGACATATATCCTATAATAGAATCTAATACATTATTACACCATTCTTTGTTTTTTTCTTTTTCTGAAACCACCATTGATGGAAAAGAGGTTATTTTTCTTCTCATACTAATTTAATTTAATTGGAGTACCATTAATACTCCTTTTATAATACTTAAAACCTATATCTATTGTTTCTTTTTCTTGTACCCTCATTCTATAATTATCTATATTATGAATCAGACATATACCAAAAGCCATAGCTCGGTCTGTATTTCTTAATCCATAATTTGCTAATTCATCTATTAAATCTAAAAACCAAATTTCTTTGACATTTTCTCTTATATAATCATCTATCAAATCTTCTAATAAAGCTTTCACTTGTTTGTTCATGTGAACCCCATATTGATTCCTTGTCCTAGAGCCTGGATTATGAGCAGACTCAGGTTTTTCTTTTAAATATTTTAACGCATTCATACGTTTAAAATAATCTAATATCCCTATCTTTGTATACTCCACTAACATCTTAGCGTTATAATAAACAGCTAACTTTAAACACCCATCCCAAAAATCTTCTTTTTTAGGTGGTCTATCTGTATATTCAGCTACCACGTAATCGCTTGGTATATTTGTATTTGCAAATCTACGATAAATTATTGCACTTCCCAAGGATTCTGACGCTCCAGCTTCATCTTGGTCATAAGAGTCCACTCCTCCGATGTCAATTCCGCTAAATTCTGGCATTGGATGAGCTAAAATTTTAAAAGGTCCTTTTGGATGAGGCCTCCACGCTACTTTTAATTCTTGGTCATCATTTAACACCCAGTCTAAATATCCAGATTGTATTTGATTCTTATAATCTTTACTTCCGAGTATTCTTGACCTTTGAGCGTTTAACAAAGATATATCAAATCTGCTTTCTTTCGTATTAAGAAAAGCTTCTTCTATAGTTAAAGGATAGTTTTGTATATGTAAATTATACGCTTCGTTATCTCCAGATTTTCTTATTATTTCTCTATCTTCTGTTAACTTATCTTTTGCTCCTGAAACATCCTCCTCTCCTGTTTCTATATCGAAGAAACCATAATAAGCTTTAGAAGCGGGAATAAACATAGGTATAAGATTATACGCGTCAGAACTATAATACATATCCATAAAGTCTTTGGAAGCTTTTGAAATATCACCACCTGTACCTCCAACAATAGGAACTCCAAACTGAATATCACCATCCATAAAACATGCTTTAGATGACATATAAGCGTTTTTCAAATGTTTAAATTCTCCAGCTTCTTCAAAAACCATTAAAGATGTTCTTTCACCTTTGAACACCTCTGGATTGTCCATCGTTCTACATATAATAGTAGATTGATATCCTCCTATCTCCCATTTACCATCTTTATTTTTTTGTTTATATCCTGAACGTAATATACCATCTGTATCTTTTAATACGGAATGTTTAAAGTTTGGATGTATGCCGTTAAGACCTTTTTTTGTTTTATCAAAGAACGCGTCAGCTGTAGCTTGTAATCCAGCAGCTACACCTATATCATTATAAGGAAAAAATGTATATTCATGAGCTACCATACCAGAGTTCATGTAAGAAAATCCTTTATCCCTTGCTTTTATCACAATCATTCCTTTTCCTTCTTCTTTACATGTTTCAAATAGATTAAAATATTCTCTATCCATTTCTCTGTACCATGGATGTATAAGAGATTTACGTCCTCCCTTCTCTCCACTATTACCTAAGATGTAATAAAAATTTAAATAAAAATAATATTTACCAGAAATCTTAGGCATACCTTTTGGTTTAAAACCATTAATACATCTATCTTGTTGTTCTGTCCACCATTCTTGATAAGAAACAGAACCTTCTTCTAAATCAGGAAAACCTTTATTTGGAATAGGCCTGTATTTTTGTGGGTCAAATTTTATCTTACCCATACTTTATCTTTTTAGGTTTGTCAAATCCAAATACATTTTTATTTTTCATTTTACTTATTTCTTTTCTGTCCATCCATTCCCTTAAATTAATATTATAGTTTTCTATACTATACTTATTATATTCTTCGGCTCTCTTCCAATTTCCTTTTCTGTAATGAAATGAATATCTTTGTTTTAAATAAATAAGATTATTCTTTTTTTTAATCGCACTAGTTCTACCTTTTTGATTAACTTTAATAGGTTTCTTTTTTACACCTATAGGTTTTCTAATACTTTTTTTCATTACATTTCTTTTATTTTCTTACGATTCTCTAGAAACGACAATCCTTTATCTCCCGCAATTTTCTGTCTTTGACCTCTTCTTTCAATAGAGTCCAATAAAGATTGTCTGGTTTTTAATATTTTTTCTACACCTATCATGAGTTTTTGCAATAATTCAGCATTTTCTTCGTTCAAGAACATACTGTCAATTAAATTCGTAAACTCATTAATCTTTTTATTAAAAGCTATAAGCTGTTCATCTAAAGGGTCGAATTGTAATTCTTTATATTTATCTGCAGCAGCTTTCATCTCAGGTTTTTTATGACCTGACCACGTATAACTATTGTATAAATCCATAGAAACTGCTTTCATTCTTTCCTTTTCGGTATAATGTCTATAAGGACTTTCATAATCATATACCAAAGCAATCCATTTCATTGCAGTTTGACCTAACTTTTCTGTTTCTAGAACTGTTTTAAATTCTGGAACAAGAACAACTCCATTATCCTCCCTATAAATATCTCCCTTTTTGTTTATTTGTAACAAGTACATACTAAAATCCTGTGTGCATTAATTTGAATGTATTTCTATATTTTAACTTACTAGTTTTTCTTTTATATAGTTTATCTAATTTGTAATAAGGATTTTCACAAAGTGAAACTGTACTTTCTAAATAAATAAAATTATTATCTTCTATTTTATCTATAAGTATACTTTCTTCTTTTAGTAAATCCTTAAAATTATCATAGTTCTTTTCTAAGTAAAAAAAATCACCATGTTTAATTATTCTTCCTTTATTTTTATTAATTATATTCATTTTACAAATATACGAAATTTATTGTTATGGACTGCAAACAGAAAACCCCTTTAAAGAAAGGGGCTAACTGTATGAAAACATGTAAAGGTAAAGAAGTTACAAAATTACAAAAATATTTTATTTTTGATAAGGATTTATCATATTATTTATTTGAGAAGCTTTGTCTCGTACATCTTGATTAAACATTTCCCACCATTGCATCTCTTTAGTCTTGATTATTTCCTCGTCTTCTGTAGGCATCATAAAAGAGTACGCTTTCTGTTGTACTGACTGTTCTTGATGTTGTTGATACTTATCTTCCATAGTTGGGAATCCAGTTTTAATTGTATATGGATTATTAACTTGTGAAAATTGTCCTTGAATTTCAGTATGACCTTGTGGGTTTAATGGATTGTAAGGATTATTTACTTCAGGAGATACAGTTTCTTGTTCAAGAGGTATATTATTTTCTTTAGCCCAATCTTCATAACTTAGAATATTATATCTAGGGTCATTATAACTTTCCATCGCTCCGAGATTTTCAGAAAGTTTATATCCGAAACTTTTATCTCTTCTACTTGTTATATCTTTACGATATTCTTGATATTTATCCCATCCTGGAGGAGAAGTCATTTCTATTAATTGTGGCTCTGGAGAGTCGGGTGAGATTTGTTTAATAGAAATAGGTTCAATTTTTACATTACTATATAAATTGTATCTATCTTCTCCCTGATAAACCGAAGGATTCATGTTTATCACTCTTGTTCCCATAACATCTGGACTATCTACAGATAGTGTGTTAAATTGTTCTTCATGTTGGTAATAATCAGCTTGGTGTTCTTTTGGTAGATTATCTACACTTATCTCTCCAAATGTTACGTGAAAATGGTCATGTTCATCTAATACATCTACATTAAAATCTTTTATAAATTCAGCAGCTTTTTTGTTTTTCCCGCTATCACCATCTTTTAACCACTGCTTAAATTCTCCAACGAAATCACCAGCATCTCCTGTCATATGCTCCATAGGATATAATTTATCAGCTTCTTCCATAGTCATTTCTCCAGATATCACTTTATGCCAAATATTATTAATCCAATCAGTCATATAATCTACATCTTGATTATCCCATTCTTCATCACTTACATTATTACGTTTATAATCTCTTAGTGTAACCCCTAAAGAATCTGCTATTGCTTGTTGATATTCAGGATAATTTCCATAAACATGAGCGTCGTCTCTTTGATATATACCATATACTCTCGTTTGGTCCTTACCTCCTCTTTGACCACTAGTCATTTTTATCTCTCCGTCATAACCATAATATCTTGCCATAGCTATAGCTAAAAATGCGTTCTTACCTACATTTAAATTAGGATTTCTATCAGAATCTTCATATCTCATTCTTGGAAAAGCCCCTCTATTTTTAGAAGCTGCTGATTTTGAATATTCTAATATAGGATTAGTTTCTTCTTCAGTTTTTCCTCCAGTATTAAATTTACCCCCCTTCTTAAAAGACGATATATTTGGATTGTTATATGCGTATTCTTCTTCTATTAGGTAGGGGTTCTGAACTTCTTCCGACACCGAAGGTGTCAAATTTGGGTCGGGATTTCCTTGTACACTTATATCTTGAGTGGGCGTAACATTCATTCCTTCCGTGGGAAGTACTTCTGTTCCTTCCGTGGGAGTGATTTCTGGAGTTACCTCTGGGTCTACTACTGGTTCAACATAAGTGGCGTCATGTATTGTAAGTGTGTTGTCTTTACTAGAACCTTTAGCTCCTAAATCATCTATATTAATAGTATAATACTTTGTTTCGTCATATATATAGTCTTCTCCTAAAGTATTTGTAGAGTAATCTAATTCTTTATTCATTCTGTTAAACGTAGCGGAAGGTCCTTTGGAATGTGTGTCTGTTCTAACTCCAATACCCCCTGTATCGTCAACTATTTTTTTAGTTTGATGTAAAACACTATTAAATTCTTCTGATGATAATTGGTCATCATACTTATTCATTAATTCATAAAGAGTGATTTGCATAGCTCTTTTTGTACTTCCTCCAGTATTTCTATTAATAATATCGGATTCAAGATGAGAATCTCCTGTAAAATGTATTAAAGAAGATAATACAGTAAAATCTTCAAAGTTTGAAACCTTATCAAATAAATCAGAATTATTATTGTAGTTTTTGTTTACAGTGAGACTAACGATATCTTCTTGTGTAGTACTAGAGAATTTAATATTTTCTACATATTCTTCAAGCTTGTCATTGTCCCATCCAAGGTCTTTTTTAATGGTTGCAATATCTTTACCAGCCATATTATAAACCTTTCCGTCTTTCTTTGTATACTTAAGTCCATCCATAATGGTCTTAGCATCTTCTTTACTTACTCCATGTTTTATTAAATCTTTTTCTTTTGTTAAAGCCATTACATCTAACCCTGAGCCAAATGTAATACCAGACCCATCAGTTACTAGATGTCCGTGTTCTTTATATCCTTCAGTTAATTTAAAATGGGATAGTAATTCAGTTTTTTGTTCTTTGGTTAAGTCGTCCCAAGATGTGAATTTAAAATCTTCTTCAGTAAGAGTCTCGCTTTTTTTTTCTACCTTTCCTCCTTCTTTGAAAGAAGTTACTCTAGGACTAATCAATGAATGAGCCATTACAGAACCCCCTTCGTAAGGAGTTAATCCTTGATACCCACCCCCTCCAGTTTTTCCTGATAATACGTTTCCAAATTCATCAACACCTATACCACCTTCTGACGGAGGAATAACCCCTTCACCAAAAAATGTTGAATATGGACTAACAAAAGAACCAGTAACTGAACCAAGATTACTGGTAAGCCCTTGAGTAGCTTGAACACCCCAAGTACCTCCAGTTTTAAACTTACGATTACTGTAACCAGGGTTAGACGATAGTCCTGAAAATCTTTGTATATTCGCTAATACTGTCGGGACATGCTTAACCTTACCTATTAGCTCCATCATATCTCTATAAGTTGCCATATTTTATGTTTTAATCGTGTTGTCTACGGAATTTACCTGTACTGTGAATTTTGCCTCCATGATTATACTTGTACTTCATTCCTCCAGCAGCTTTCTTTTTTTTCGTAAACTTCTTTTGTAGTCTAGAATCTAATCTTTGAAGACCTTCTTTAAACTTTCTTAAAGATGTTCCAATTCTAGATTTACCATCTTTATAAAATCCTGATTGTATTTTTCCGTGTAACTTACCCAAGTCGGAACCAATTTGTTTCAGTCCCATTCCAATATAATCTTTTTTAGGGTCAAACTTCTTTTTAGGGTTGTTTCTTTTTCTAGGCATAATATTATGTTTTTATTTGATTACAAAGATAGAAAAAATTTTTTTATTATTTTTTAAAAATTGTATTTTGTTGTGAGGGAGGGATACGATATGGGTAAATCCCCCCTTCCATTTCTAAAACTTGGATAGGGTGGGGGTCTCTCGTCGCTACGCTCCTCGTTTGAATTTCCAATAGATATTAACCAATACTATAATACTATGAACTACTTCATTCTATTCATCTCTATCATACTTGTGATAGCAAAAGCAGCATTCTTCGGTATAGCTGTTTACATTTTATACTTAATCTTTATCAAAAAAGATAAGAAAACATTAGATACTATTAAAGAATTGAGAGGATAATACCTCTCTTTTTGCTTTAAAGTATATGAAAGTGCACAATTATGCTGTAATTTATGTGAAAGTGTGAGCTTGCTAGCTAATCTAATACCCATTAAAACTATACTATTTACTAGTATTATCTAACTATAATCATTTAATACATTGATAATCAATAAGTTATCGAATATTTATCATAAAATATACTAAATAACTAACTACTATATTTATTTAACTGTTTAATATATAATACAAATATGCTACGAAGTTATACAAAATATTTGATATTGTCAAGTGTTGCACAACATTTATTTTCAACTATATACTATCAGTAATGTATTTATGTGATTAACAATATCTTACGATAGTCACTCCGTTCCTTCGGTTTATGTTACTAATAGGACATTACAGAAAGATACCGAGTTAGTATCTGATGTAGACAACGATAGTTGTACAAGTCAGTTGAAGAACTATAAACTTACAACTCAAAGGTATTCTCATTACCTTAACAAACAGAGAAAGAAAGATGATTAAGAGATAGTCTTTCTTTTACACACGAAGCGTCGTGCCTCCTTTCGGCGTTGTATTACATATAGATATTAACCAATAAATATATTATTATGAAAAGATTATTCACCTTTATTAAACAATTATTCACAAAGAAATGTGATGAACCATTACACAATCATCATGATGGCTGTCCAGAATGTGATATGCCTGATGATAGTTATGAGTATCCTGATAATCACTGGACAAACACAGACTGTACAGAATCTGATATAGAAAAGTATTATGAAGACAATGTCACAATATTAGACTGTGGTTCAATAGTTAACAAACATGAATATAAAGAGAGAGGCTATTAGTCTCTTTCTTTCATCTACGAATAGAACCTTTGGTTCTTTCGGTTTATGTTACATATAGGACATATTTATCTAAACTTTCGGGCAGACACACAATATAATATAGCTGCTATCAAGTAAAGACAATGTCCTTTTTTTCTCTCGAAGCGGACTACGTCCTTTCGGTGTTATATTACATATAACTATTAATCAATATATATTATTATGAAAGAAAAAGAAACAAACTATGCACCATCTTATGAAGAACTAGAAGTATTAGAAGAATGTTACAACTGTCTTGTTCTTTCACGAGTATCAGATGAATTAAAAAAAGATTTCAGAAATGTAATCAAATCATTACATCATAAACATATGAACTATTCATTGCGTGATGTTGATTTAAGTGGAATAAAATATTATAAAATTAAATTATGAAATATTATCAATCAGTTCAAAACTTTATCGTTAAAGTATACAATACATTGTATGTATATTATAACTAATTATTAACTTACATAAATATTAAATTATGAGTATACTTTTAATCGCGTTCTTCACCGCTATAGGCTATTTTATAATAGTCTGGAAGATGATAGGTATAGATAGACTAAGAAAGACACAAGTCTTGTGGGATATATTATTTACACTTGGTTTACCAATACTATTTATCGGCACATTTAGTGGACTAGCTACAGCTGTATTAGCAGGAGTTATGTTCTCACTATTTACATCAATGTTACCTAAAGAGAGCTAGCCTCTCTTTTTAGAACTCACTTTGTTCGTTCAATTTATGTTATCTATAGATATATGTGTGGCCAAATAATACCAGAGTGATTAAGTAACTACGACTAAAACTCAAGCACATATTATCAACATAATATTAGTAAGGTTAATGTTAAAACAGGTTGGAAAGGTTAGTAATACAAATAATTTATAATTGCTGTTATACTTTGTGTGTGATTACAACTCCTTTCCTTCCTTTTGCAATCAAATGAATGTTTAATTAAATAATAAAATTATGAAATTAGTAGCCATCTTCATGTTAGTTTCAACTTGCATGATGAACCCTCCGACAGTATTATCTGAATGTGATGATACAACAACATCAACACAAATAGATACAATATGTTATATCTATGATAGTATATCTAATAAAACTAGTGTTGTAACTATTCATCCTCCTACATTTAAGGACACAACTCTTCAACCTACAATATACAAAGGTGTGTATATTAGAGAAGAATCTAATCACGAATGTCCATGGTAGAGTTAAGTATAAAAAAAGTAAACGCATATAACAAAATATTAGACGTTATAAATAATAGTTCTACAAAACATCATCAAGACGTAGCATATATAATGATAGAAAGATTCGGGAATTTATTCTTTGACGAATCACTTACAGAAATATTATTAGAAACAGCTAATAAAACATTTGGATATACAGATTAATTAAGAACCCTTCGGGGTTCTTTTTTTGTTATATATAAATATTAATGTAAAAATAAAACTATGACAAAAGAATCTAAACAATTAACAGCTGAAGAACTTAATGATAAGTATCTAAAAATTATAGATAAAGAATTTGACTGGAAAGTATGGCAATACAAAGGAATTTGGTGTATAATCAATAGACATTCAGATTGGAAACATTTAAATGCATACATTGGATTACCAGACGAAGTTGATTTAGGTTCTCATGTTTATGAACATCCTTGGTTTCAAGTAGAAGATAACGGATACTTTGACGAAGGTTGTTTACATGTATTTGTTAATGTACATGGAGGCATAACCTGGGGTCCTGAACGTACAGATAATGGATTTATGTCGTTTCATATCAATAAACCATTAACATGGATAGGTTTTGATTGTAGTCATTCAGGAGACTGGACTCCTGGTCATCAGTCGGGAGAATATAGAACTATCGATTATGTAACACAAGAATGTAATAAAGTAGTAGATGATTATTATGAATCATTTTTAGATACTTTAAAAGCACAAATTGAAGAATTATAAGAGAGCCCTTTGGGCTCTTTTTTTGTTATGTATAAGTATTAATTTAAAATATTAAAAAATGGCAAAAGCTAAAACAACAAAGAAAGCTACTAAAGCAGTAGCAAAAACAGTAGAAGCAGAAACTACTAAAGCTCAATCTACATTAGTTCCTAATCTATTTATTACAGACCATACTTATAAAACTGGTACAACTGTATTAAATATTGGTATTAAATTACCTGACTTTATTGACTTCCTTAATAATAATAAGAGAGTAAGTAAAGACGGTAACTCTTGGGTTAACATCAAGTTTATACCATCAAGCAAAGAGAATCGTTCTCATGTTCCAGTGTTAGATGAATACTGGCATAAAGACGCTCAAAACCTAGCTGATGATGTATTCGGCGAAGATTTTGAGAAAGAGAGTAGAGCAGTAGAGAATAAAGTTACTGCATAATAATTATAAGAGAGAGTATTATCGTTCAACGAGCGTTACGTACAAAATAGGATAAAGTCAACGCGCCTATCGGTTAACGCTCTCTCTTTTGCCCTCGAAGCGACTTCGTCTTTCGGTCTTTTCATTGCATATAAATTATTAACCCCTTAAATTTATATTTATGAATAAGCAATTTGAATTAACTGATGATTACATCAAAAAATTGAAAACACTATTACGAATGAAGAAAATTACTTCTTATGACGTAGCTCATGCTTCGTTTAGAAAAGCAAATCAACACTGTATAATTAGTTCTACAGATAAAAGAAAATTAACTATCACATTTATAAACGGTGATGTAAAGAAATTTCCTTCAATTATATCTTTATTAAACGAAATTAAAATAATTAATAAATGGTATAAATCTGCTAGAAGAAAGTATATCAAAAGATATTATAAAGTAATAGGAAAATGGAATAACAGGCATAAAAATAAACCTCCTAAACAAGAACAGTTTAATGCCTTAATTGAAAAATATAATATATGATAGTTACTGAAGAATTAAAATTAAAATCTAACATAAGAGCAAGGTGTGCTAAAATTATAGCCACCTTGAATACTCCTTATGAACAACTATCTGTTGAACAACTAATTGAACAAACAGAAAAATTATTTGATTATTGTATGTATAATAAAATTATTAAAAATGGAAAATAAAGATTTAGAAAACATAGTAAAGTATAAAGACGAATTAACATCGAATGCACTACAAGGTATGATTGACAGTTTACAAAAACAAGTAAATGAATTAAATACAGAAATTAGTAATAAACAAAGAACATTAGATGATTTAAATAAGCCTGAATTAAGTCAAGAACAATTTGATTTACTTTATGACGCTATAACAGACGGTATAGATAACACTAATTTTGAAGACGATAATTTTGATTATGACCCTGAGTTTAGTGGTAGAGAACTTTATCTTAGTGGTCTCTATTATAATAGTAAAGATATATTAACAGAAAATATTCAGGAAAGTATAAAAAGTATTTTTAAAATTACACAAAAAAGTAGTAAAGAAGAACTTGATAAAGAAAATGAACAGGCGGTTCTTAATGCAGAAGACCCAAATTACCCAACTGCAGATGATAGAGATTATGAAAAATATTACAAACAATGATGAATCTTAATTACGAAAACTGGGTAAAGGCTACATATCAACATTGTGATGACCCTACAGAACACGATGAAGGAGAAGCTGAAGCATTTGCTGAAGAAGATGTAGAATTACATATGTGTTTAGAATACCTAGACGAACACAATATGATGGATGACTTTTTAATATGGGTAAATAAAAATTATAAATAATATGAAAACAACAGAACAAATTCTTAATGAAAACGGACTTAACTGGAATGTAACTAAAGAAAAGTTAATGTATGCTGGAGAATGTACTCCTGAGGCTAACAATGGTTTACATCACACAGACTATTACGGTATAGTTCGTGAAGATACTGGAGAAGTATTCACTACAGTTAAGGAAGGGTACACTCCTACACAGAACTCTAAAATCATAGATACTATGCAATCAATCGCAGGTAATAATGATTTAATAATTACTAAAGCTTTAGCGATAAATGGTGGTAGAAAAATATTAGTACAAATGCAAAAGCCTGATAATACAGTATATATAGGTGACCAAGAAACTAAACAATATGTATACGCTATTAATTCTCATGATGGTACATCAGCTTTAAAGTTTGGCTTTATGAATCAAGTGATATATTGTTCAAATCAATTTGCTTGGATGAGTAATAATGGACTTAAAGGATATGTTCATAAACAATCTATTCAAGACAAAGTAGATAACCTACCAGAGATTCTTAACTTTGATGGACAGGAAGAAAGAATTGCTCAGCTACAAAAGATGAGTTTAGAGTATGTACCAAGCATTCTAGCATCTAAATTGGTAGACCATCTTACTGGTATGGATTCTACACAAATTGGATGGGCTGATAATTATACTACAAGAAAGATGAATATTAGAGATGGTTTAACTACTTGTATTACTAGAGAAACAAACAGACTTGGTATGAATAAGTGGGGTTTGTTTAATGGTGTGACTATGTATACATCTCATCATAAATCTATACCTAACAGAGAAAATGGTAGAGAAGAGTCTGTTTATACTGGCTCAGGCCAGAAAATGAATGACAATGCATTCAAATGGTTAGTCAATGAAGGTAATTAGAAGAGTGTTAAGAGTATTTCTAGGTATTGACATAACTAACACTAAATCAAAGTATTACATAAAATCGGAGAGAGATATATTCTATGTATACAAAAAATTCATTCCTTATGTGTTTATTAAACATAAAAAGTTTGATGATTTAGATGAAGCAATTAAATATATTAATCAATAATAATAAGAGAGTATAGTGCGAACATAAGAAACGCCCCATTACGTGTGGTTAGAAGACACCACTATAGACGGTCCAGCAAAAACGGATACACTTATTGAAGGAAAGCGCGTAAGTACTTTACTGTGAATATGGTGAACAGTTTAAGATAAGTGTGAATCAACGGCAAGCCTATACTCTCTTTATTATTTAATAATAGTATAGAGAGCTCATACCTAAGCAGTATTGGAAGACAAGTGGGTCCGCGAGGAAACGAAGAAACAATATACTCAGGTCACTGGGCTCTCTTTATTATTCTAAAAATAATTATATGACAAAATTAGTAGATACACCAAAAAATCAACATGAAGCTGTCTTATGGCATCTTAATGAGTATAACACCATTACATCATGGGAAGCAATTAAAGAATATGGAGCTACAAGATTATCAGCTATCATATATAATTTGAGAGATGATGGATATATCATTGATACAAATATGCAAACTGCTGAAAATAGATTTGGTAGAAAAGTAAGTTATTCAGAATATAAATTAATTAATCATGACAGCAAAAGAAGTTAAAACTTATTTAACAGAGACATATGGTGAATGTAGGCATGATGAATATGCTATGGCAGATGCTATAAATCAAACACGTGAAGACATGGACTATGAAAATGAGTGGGACTTATTTCACTTATTAGTAGAAAATAAACCTATACCATCTTTACATACACATAGTTATGGGTTTCATACATCTAATGGTAGAGGTATAATAGAAAGAATAAAGAGTTACTATCATGAATATGAATTATGAGACATATATCACACACAATAAATAAATGGACTGAAAAAAAGTCTAGACAAATAGCTATTCATATGCTAGAAGGAATGTTAAAATGGAGCGACAGAATCGGCTCTGATGAAATAGATGAAATTAAATCAATAATATCAATTTTAAAAAATAAATAATTATGGGATTAGACCAGTATGCAACAAGACGAGCTCCAATACAAAATGAAGAAATACATTATTGGAGAAAACACAATAGACTTCAGGGTTGGATGGAAGAACTTTGGAGAGAAAAAACAGGTAAAGAAGGAGTATTTAACTGTGAAGAAGTTACATTAGAGTTAATAGATATAACGAATTTAGAGAAAGCTATCATTAATGATGAGTTGCCTGAAACAGAAGGATTTTTCTTTGGAAATGATTCCTATAGTTATAATAAAGATGAATTAAAACAACAAAAAGAAGATGATTTAAAATTCATAGAAGAAGCTAGACAAGCTATAATGGAAGGAGACGAAGTTGTTTATAGTTCTTGGTGGTAATTAATAATTAAAAATAAAGAAAATGGGACAATATTATAAACCCACATCAGTGGACAAAATGGAGTCATTGTACTCACATGACTATGGAAGCATGGCAAAATTAATGGAACATAGCTATATAGGAAATGATTTTGTAAATATAGCAGAAGATTTACTTTCTCCTGAAGGAGAATGGTATAAACATTCGTTTGTATGGGCTGGAGATTATGCAGATGAAGAGCCATCTGGAAGCAATTTATTTACATTAGCTAAAGAGATTCAAGTTGAAAAACCTATGACTTTATCTGCTGGTAGATATATAATCAATCATACAGATAAAGAGTATGTAGATAAAGACATAGTTCCTGAAGATGAAGAAGGATGGAAGGTTCATCCTTTACCTCTATTAACCTGTGAAGGAAATGGTAGAGGAGGTGGAGACTACAGGAAAGATAATAATTGGATAGGAGCATGGGCAAGACACAGAATATCAGTTGAAAACTCTATACCTGAAGGATATACAGAATTAATACCTTATTTTGAAATGGATTAATGAAAGAATTTAATTTAAGAAGGCTTATGGATAATTGTTGTGTAACAATAGACAATGAATATTATGATGAACTCTATGATTATCTTTTAGATATAGATGTTGATTTAAATACATTAAATATTGATGACTTAATAGTTAATGGTATTCAATTTCTTGATAAAGATGAGTGTGAAGATTATTATATTCTAAAAGAAACCTACAATGGATGTTGGGTAATATAATTATTTGGGGGTCTTTGACCCCCTTTTAATTTTTTATAGTATATTTACCCTCTTAAAATTAAAATATGGAAGATAGAGAAATAGAACAAATACTACTAGGAAAAATTATTATAGAATCTAATTTACTAGAAAAATATTCATCAGAACTTCATAAAGGATTATTTCAATATCCAATGAGTAGAACAGTTTTTGATTTAATGATAAAATATCAATCAGAAGGAAAAACAATTGATTTAGTAACATTAAATGAAGGGATGAAAAAGAAAACAGAGCAATCTGCGGTTATACTTGCTCAAATGACCAACAAAGGACATTCACAAGCTAGAGTATCTTCTTGTATAGAGGCATTAGAAAACATTTTTCAAAAAAATAAGTTAATATCTATATCTCAAGACATAAATAATGGAGTAAAAAATAAAGAAAATTTACATCATATTATTGCTTCTATAGAAAGTGAATTGTCTAATATAAATATATCTAAAGTTGAAAAACTTGATGATATATCTTTACAAATAAAAAATACATTAGAAGATATTAATAAAAGAATGTCAACAGATGGTTTGTTAGGTATTGCCACAGGATTTGATAAGATTGATAAATTTACAGGGGGCTGGCAAGAAACAGATTTAGTAATCATAGGTGGAGCTTCATCTATGGGTAAGACTAGTTTTGCTCTTGCTGTATTATTAAATGCTTGTAAATACTCTAACACTCCGTCTGTTATATTTTCTTACGAAATGAGTAGCAATCAACTTTTAAAACGATTAATATCTATGGAGTCTGAAGTTAATAACAGTTATATCATTAATGGAACTCTTGGTAAAGATGAATATTTAGAAGTTAATAAAGCTATAGGAAGAATAGAAAAACTACCTATCAATATAGACGAGTGTAATATAACATCTCTTAATTATTTAAAAAGCAGAATAAGAGACTATGTTAATAAAAAAGGGATAAAGCTTGTTCTTGTAGATTATTTACAATTAGTAACATTTAATAATAAAAATTCTACTAGAGAACAAGAGGTAAGTAAAGTAGCTAGAACATTAAAAAACTTAGCTAAAGAATTGAATATAACAATTATAGCTCTTTCTCAGCTTAATAGAGGAGTCGGAATGAGAGCTATGGGTAAACCCACTTTATCTGACCTTAGAGAATCTGGAGAAATAGAACAAGCTGCTGACGTTGTTATATTGATACATAGGCCTGAATATTATGGTATAAAACATGATGACACAGGAAACGATACAAAGGGTATGGCTAATATTATATTTGCTAAAGGTAGAAATATAGGTGTTGGAGAAATACCATTGAAATTTATAAGTAATTTAACAAAATTTGAAAACGCATGACGCTCAAAAGTAAATTGATATTCGGAGTTTCCTCCACCATACTATTAATGTATATATCAATAACTCTACTAAGTTATCTTTGTGCTGCTATAGTGTTGTACTATGGTATAAAAAATTTTATTAACAAAGTTTTGTCATTAAATAAATAATATATATATTTGCCAATCACTTAAATAAATAAGTGCTTATGGAAAGTATAAAGAAAAAGAAGACAAGATTTAAAAAAATTGTTAATGAGATAGCTCACGACTTAGGTATAGATAAACAAACTGTACGAAACGTACTCACTTTATTATTTAAAGAAATAGCAATAACACTTATCTTAAGAGGTAAGCCAGTATTGATAAGAAGATTTGTTAAATTCGTAATAGCATTAAAAGGATATAACAAAATAAGGGAAGATTTAAGTAAAATGAAAACAAAAGAAAAATGAATTTAGAAGATTTAAAGAAAGAACTACCATATAAATGGAGAGTTCAATCAGCTAGGTATGGTAAAGCTACTTGTGTAGCTTACATAGACGCTAGAGATGCTCAAGATTTATTAGACGAGGTTGTAGGACCTAATAAATGGTCTACAGAATACTACGAATCATGTGGATTATTGATGTGTCGTGTTGGTATACACACAGAACATGGTTGGGTATGGAAATCAGATACTGGTTCTGAATCTAATGTAGAAAAACAAAAAGGTCACGCATCAGACGCTTTCAAGCGTGCGTGTGTATCATGGGGTATAGGTAGATTCTTATATAGATTACCGATACAAACCCTTAAAACTAAGGAGTATAAAGGTAGAGAATATCCTTACGCTCCTGAGAAAGATAAAATTATATTTGATGGGGATACATTAACTAAGTATATTAATTGGAAAATTAAAAATGGAAAATAAAGATAGAGATATACCATTAAGTAATCAAAAAGGACATTTAGGAACAATGACTTATGACCAACTTGGAGAGTTTTTAACTAAAACTTTAAATAAAGTTCATGAAGAAGAAATGAAAAAATTAAACAATAAAAAAGAAAAAAAATGAAAGTACTACCATTTGATTTAAACACTACTAGTCAAAAGACTAATGAAAAAGTAGATTATTTAAAAGAACCAGGAGCTTATCACTGTAAAATTATAAGTATAACCACTTCTGATTTATTAGATAATTACAAGGGCTCACCTTTTATAACATTTAACGTAACCAGCAATGATAAGTTAGGTAGAGTTCAAATGTGGGCAGTTAAACAGACTGATAAACCCTCTACACAAGATTGGAAGAAAAAACAAATGAAAGATTTCTTAGTGAACGCAGGAGTTAAAGATTTTACTGATGATTCTAAAGCTATGAATGACGCTATTGGAAAAGATTTAATGATTACTTTTATATCTGAAGAGTATGTTTCTACAAACAAAGAAACAGGAGAGCCTGTTATTAGACAAGCTCTTAAATACAGATGGAGTAATAAATCTGGGGCTAATTGTTTATATAATAAAGACATGAACAAAAGACTGTCTGAAGAGGATAAAAGTAAATATCAAGTAATGGTAGAGCAATGGAATAAATCTAACGCAACTACGGAAACTGTAGACGTTGACGAAGACATGCCGTTCTAGTAATTAATCTATGGGAGATGAAATTTTTATAGCAGGGAATGTTCCTTCTAGTAAGAATGGTAAAAGATGGACAGGGAAATATCTTATACATTCTAAAACTACTATGAATTATATCAAGAAAACTAAAGAGGAATACGTAAAGTATAAGGAAAAGTTTCACGATATAATAGAAAGTAAACAACCCCCCTATAAAATTTCATTTACCTTCCATAGAGGCTCTAGGCGTAAATTTGATTATATCAATCCAGCTCAAACAGTACAAGATTTAATGGTAAAATACGGATGGATAGAAGATGATAACTGTCTATTTATGATACCATATTTTGAAGAGTATGAATATAATAAAGAAAATCCTGGAGTAACAATTAAAGTATTATGAATATTATAAAAAAACATTATATAGATGATTTCATAGACGAATATTGTGAACTACAAAATGTAAGTAGAGATATATTATTTTCTAAAAGAAGAGATAGGCCTCTAGTTGAAAGAAGAATGGTCTTAGCTTTCCTTTTAAGAAACAGAACAGAACTAACATGGCAAGCAATAGGAGATATTATGAATAGAAATCACGCTTCAATCATACATTACGCTACTAAAGTAGAGGGATATATAGATGTTTATCCTCATTTACAAAGAATGTTTCAAGCGGCTAATAATTTATTTAAAAAACATAAACATTTAATAAATAGTAATGTAGATATTTATTCTCAACTTTTAATAGATAATGAAAAATTAAAAGAAAAAATTGAATCAAACGAAAAACTAATTAAACAATTAATAAATTTAGAAGAAAATGGCTAAGAAAACAACAAAAACAAAAAAATCTACAAAAACCAAAATTAAAATACAAGGTAAAAACTTTATGGTAGATAAACAAGTAGAAGAATCTATTAAGTTTTTAAGTGAAATCATTAGGGCTCATGAAGTTGCTTTATTGACTTGGGTTCATAAAATTTGGAACAAACAAGCTTTTGATGAAAGTGATATAAATAATTTTAGTAAAAGCATGTATGAATACGCTATGAGAATACCTAACGCTAGCGAAATATTGGCTAACATGATGGAGATAGATAAAAGAAAAGAAGATATAAAAGAAGAAGAAAAAGTAGATGAAACTGTTAAAAAATAATTTAGATTACAATAACTATTATAGTGATACAGACTACATATCTAATAGTATGTTGAATCATATATCTGTTTCTCCTGAATACTTTAGGTTTAGACAAGATAATCCACAACCCGCTACACCTGCTATGAAGTTAGGTTCAGCTATACATATGGATATATTACAGCCTGGAGAATTTCTTAATCACTATGCGATATCCCCTAAGTTTGATAAAAGAACTAAAAAGGGTAAAGAGGATTTTGCAGAATTTACTAAAAATAATATGTTTAAGACTGTTATTTCTGAATCTGATTATGAGTTAATAACAGAAATATCTTTAAAAGTATTTAAAGATTCTTTAGTTAAAGATTTGTTAAAAAACGGAGAACCAGAAAAGATTATACAGTGGAATAACAAAAATTACGATGTTAATTGTAAGGGTATGTTAGATTACTACAGAAAATCAGCTGATATGATAGTAGACCTTAAAACTACACAAGACGCGTCTTACAATGGTTTTATGAGGTCTGTTATAAAATATAAATATCATAAACAAGCAGCTTTTTATTTAGACGCTGTACAAGCTACAAGATTTATTATAATAGCTGTAGAAAAAACCCCACCGTTCTCTATCAATGTATTTGAGTTGGGAGACGACATGATAGATGGAGGTAGAGATATGTATAACCACGAGTTAGAAATATATAAATATTGTGAAGAGAATGATTACTGGCCTGGGGCTGGATTTGACCCTCTTGACAAAAAATCAGAAAGAACAATTCATATATTAGGCAATTATGACGAAGTCCATGAAATCTAAATCAGTATTATTCGAAGGCGGGGTAGAGAAAATATCTACCCTTGCTGACGGCTCATTAAGAGTACATATAGGTACTCCTGAGTTATCAAACGAAACTATGGTAAATCTATTTAATTTAAATAGAAAAACAGGATATGTATTGTTATCACCATATCCTATAAATCAAGACCAAAAAGACGCTGTAGAAAAAGCTGCAGAAAATATAGAACACGAATCTACAGAATTTGGAAATAAAACTCCTAGTCAAAGATTACGTGCAGTGTTATATGTATACTGGGAAAAAACACAACCAAAGCAAATTAATCCTGATTCAGGTAATATAGAATTGGTTGAATTTGATTTATTTTATAAAAGAGAGTTAAATAAAATTGTTGAACATTATAAAACTAAACTAGACTAATGGCGGTAAAATCATTTGTATTTAAAAAAGAAAAACAAAGAAAGAGACCTGGCGTTCACGCTAAGTCTAAAACTTCTAAATTAAAACAAAGTATTAATTATAAAAAGAAATATCGTGGCCAAGGAAGATGAAAAACACAACGAACATTACTATGATTATGGTAGGAACGGATACTATCCTACAACAACATTAGGTGATGATAGAATACCTGAATATTATAAAGGTAAAGAAGGATATGAAGCTAGAAAAGTATGTGATAACTTTGATTTAACATATCATATAGGAACAGCTGTAACGTATTTATTAAGAGCATATCGTAAACACGACACCCCTATAGATTGTATTAAAAAAGCAATAGCTCATTTAGAATTTGAATTAGAAAAATTAAAAAAATAAAATTATGTTAGAGGTAATTATATTTGTAGTAGGTTTTATATCAGGAATGTATGTGGTAACTCAATTAGAAAAAGGAATAGAAAGAAATATAAACACTAAAAACCTGAAAAAAAATTTAGATAGACTAGATAAAGAAAAGTATGATTAGTTATATAGGAGGTAAAAGCCGAATGGCTAAATGGATATGTGAATATATACCAAAAGATATAGAAACCTATGTAGAGGTATTTGGAGGAGCTTTCTGGGTATATATCAAAGGAGATATACATGAGGGTTCAAAACTAAAAGAAATCGTTTATAACGATAAAAATAGATTTATGGTAAATCTTATGCAGTGTTGTACAGAACCAGTTGTATTTTATAACCATATAAAAGACGTAAAATCTCAAGATGAAGAATTATTCTATAAATATCAAAAAGAAATTAATGATACATGTGATTTAGGCTTCCCAGACTTTTCAATGGACTTAGGTATGAAATATGCTTATTTAGCTACACAAGTATTTAGTGGTAGTAAAATAATGGAATCTAAATATGTAGATTTAAAAGGTAAATACAAGTCAAAATTTGATTCTTTTCGTGATAGGTTATTACATTTTGATACAGTTAATCGTTTATCTAAAATTACTAAATGTGAAAACTTGGACTATACAGAATGTATTTCTAAATATGATGGAACTACTAGCTTCTTTTATTTAGACCCTCCTTATTGGAAAACAGAAAAATATTATTCTAATCATGATTTTGACGCATTAGACCATGAAACATTATCTAAGTGGCTACAAAATATAAGAGGTAAATTTGCATTATCTTATTATTATTTTGAAGAGCTAGAAGAGATGTATCCTAGAAAAGATTTCCGATGGGTAAGCAAAGAGTTTGCTAAAACTGCTGGAGCTAGTAAAGGAAAAAAACAAAATAAAGGAGAAGAATTATTAATCATGAATTATTAAATGTGGACAATATAGAACCAGGAGAAATAGTTTATTGTGATATTACTTACCAATATGAAAGACCTTATCGCAATAGAACTAAAACAGAAACTGTAGAATTAATAAATATTGTATTTGGTAGAGAGTATGTAGATACATACCCTCTACTAGAATACAAAACATATAAAAGAGATATATTAAAAATAAATCGTAAGAAACCTTTAGAATGTGATGTTCGTGTCATAGATTTAAAGGTTCACGCTAGAACAGGGTTTAAAAGAAAAAATATAGGATATACTCATGTAAAGAAAAGTGAACAAATTAGAAATAATATAACTGGAGCTTATGAATAAAAAATATATAAAAAAATTAAGATTCCTTAAGCATAAATTAGGATTTCATAATTCTAAATGTAGAAGAAGACTATTTACTACTAAAGATAAATATATTTGTTTAATAACGGGTAACACCCATAAAAAATTTAAATTATGAGCTTTTTAAATACATTTTTAAAAACAGACACATATCCATTAAGAAGATGGATTGTGAAAAGAAATAAAGAGGGGTTAATTAGAGAGGTAAAATGTATCTTTAATCCTGAAGAATATTCTAAACTACCCAATTCGAGACCTATTTATGGGGACAAAAAACTAAAAGAAATATTATTAAAAGATAGAAAAAAGAGAAATGAGAAATTATAGTAAAATATCTCCTCCTAATTATAGGAGGCAGGATAAACTTAGATATTTAAAAAAATATAAACGATATCTTGAAAAATGTATAAAAACTTTAGATAAATATATAAAGGAATTACAAAGAACTTAATTTAATTCTACATTATAATTTAAAATACCTTGAAGCCCATTCTTTCTATGATAAAGGAAAGCTTGGGCTTTTTTAATGTTGCCAATATATCCTTTACTATCATGCCAAAAGTCTGTAGCTGACATAGAAGATAAATTACGAATAGTTATTCCTTGTAGTTCTTCAATAGCTTGCATTTTTGTAGACTTATTTGTGTGTAGATGACCTCTATGAACCTCGACATAATCTACATCACTCCAAGCGTTTTTGTATCTTTGTGATATAATACCAGGTAAATCATTAGCTTTAGGTCCGTCACCATGGTCAGATATAACCATATTTTTACCATACACTATCATCTTCATTAAACAATCACTATTGTCTACTTTAACATTTTCATTTTCTTCATAATATAATTCTAAAGTATCTCCTAAGTGCATCATTGATTCTCTATCATGATTACCTGGAACAACCATTACATGTACATTCGCTATTTCTGATAAATAATTAATTGCTTTGATAAGTAATTTTCTACCAGCTCTATACATATCTATATGATAATTAGAATTAAATTGAGGAGTACCTTTAGTTGTAGTAGGTATCGGCCAATCCCCATCAGAATTTAAGAAGTCATGACCTGCTATAAATAATATTTTATCTATATAATATCCTTGAGCTCTATATAATAGATGTTCAATAGCGTCAAACATTCTTGTCTCTGCTATTTCTAAACTATACTCATCACCTTTAATTCCTATTTTACCTAAATGTAAATCAAAAGCGGATATTTCTAAAAGATACTTATCTTTTTTGTCATTTCTATCTCTTTTTTTACGCTCTACTTTAGGTGATAAATCAGATAAATCTTCTTTTAATTGTTCTTTTACTAATTTAAGATTTAGCTCTGGTTTAATTCTGGTTAACCAAGCTTTCATACGATACATAGTAACTGTTGTGGGGTGATTGTCTTTATCAAATCCTGTAACTTCGTAAGTACCTATATCGTATTTATTAATTTCCCATTCGTCTAAATCTATCTTACAATGTTTAATTAAATCGTCAATTGATTTTACTCTATTAGAGTTTTCTACATATAATTTTAATTTATCATCCTGTTCTTCTATGTTAATAACTTCTTTTTCTTTTTGATTTTGTGTATCACCAATTTCTTTTCGTAGTCTACGAGCTGTCCCTCTTATTACCTCATAATTTGTATTGAACATCTCAGCTGTTTCCGCGTATTTACTTCTTAATAAGTGTGGATTTTCTAAAAGAAATTTTTTAATTTTATCAGTTAAAGACATAATTCTGTTTTTTTATTTTATATGTCTATAAAATTATTATATAATACGCTGTGTAATAGGTGATTAAAATTTATTTATTAACAAAGTTATTAACTGCCTTGTATTGAATATGTTATATCTATAGTTGCAGCACTTGTAACATAGTAAAAATATATATTTCTAGGAACATTAGTAAACATAGATAATGTAGATACTGAGTGACCTTCTCTACTCTCTACTATACTAGCAAATGTTTGTGAGAATGTTTCTGTTTCCCTAGCTCCCCATTGTTTTGCTAATACCCTTGTTGTTGTTCCTCCAGTAACTCCAGTAATCATTCCGCCAGTATTTGTAAATGTTAAATCTTCTGGTTTATTGTAGCTCCAATGTATATCACATATAGGAGTACTTTCTTTGTTACATAATATTACATTAACCAATGACTCTCCTTCATTTAAAGTAAATAAATTAACAACTTCATTTGCTTTGGGAGTTGTTCCGTATATTTTTGTTCTATTTCGAGAATCAAGAGCTTCCTCTGACCTTCTTCTATCAATAGAATCTTGTCTGTTTCTCTGATTTACTTTGATTAATTTATTAGGTAAGTTAGGGTCTTCTTGTACACGGCTTCTTGCTCTATCACTAGCTGATAATTTCTTATATCTATCTTTATCACTAATTAAAGACATAATATCTATTAATTATCTATAGCGTCTACAATTAAGTATTGAACTTTTTGGTCTGCAGTTGCAGCAGTAACTCGTAAGCTTGTACCAGAACCATCAGCATTTAAATCCATTGGAGCAAACACAAATTCACCTGGTTTTAAATGACTTATTTCTACATTTTGACCAGAATCTGGAAGAACAGTTACAGCGTAATCCGAATCTACATTTTTTATAAATGCATATATTCTATCTACATTTAAATCAGAGCCACACTCTAATTGAGAATTTCCTGTTTGAGCTAAATGTTCTCCCGCATATAAAGCGTGTGCTGTTGTGTTTCTAGAACTTGTAAATGAAGGGCTATAAGAAAATAAGGTTACTCCGTTTGCATCTGTTAAGCTAAAACTAGCTGAAGCTGTAAATGTTGTGGTCATTATAGACATGTCTATCTTTTTTTAATTATTAATAATTATGCTGCTGAATCTATTTCTACTGCAAAATATTCTATTGTTACTGTAGCTGTGTCTGCTCTTGCTACTGTTGTAGTAGTAGAACGAATTATAGTAAATAAAAATTCACCTGGTTCTAACACGCCTATTGGGTCCGCATTTGTACTTGCTCCATTATAAACTGTTATAAAATTAGTTTCATCAAGATTACGAATATATATCGCTCTTCCATATCCAGCTGCTGCCATAACAGTATTATCACCATCATGAGCGCAATCTAATCTTCCTGTAGCTATTTGGTCTACACCTGTTATATTTAAACTAAAATCACAAGATTGTGATTGCGAATATCCAGTATCTGAAGAAGCTGTCACACTACAGCTCGCATTAAATGTGTAATTTTTAGGCATTGTTTTTTATTTTTTACAAAGTTAAGAATTTTTTTTATTATATATACTATCTTTAATTTTTTTTATTTCAGCGCATTTTTCATATTCTTCTGTGTTTATAAAATGATTTATTATGTCTTCATATATATCTTCATCTATTTCTTTTTTATTAGAAT